TCGAAGTTATACGTACAGCAAGAATATTGAATTAATCCAATAAATGGTTTAGCTGGTATTTTTGGCAAGCCAGCGACGGGCACCATTTTCGGTTTTAAACGTTTTGCTTTTGGTATACGTCATTGCGGTGAACGTGCCGTCCTGGTTTGGAAACACGCCGTACACCAGAGATGCGTTGTTGCCAAGATCGATAGTATCCATGCTGACCTCATTTCCCCTTAACGCCGGGGTAGCGGAACAAAAACCTGCTGCATAGTTATTAAAGTTGAACCCTGCCGTCATGTTCATACGCCTCGGGCTGGCTACTTAACCCCTGACCACTGCCGGGTAACTCGAAGTATTGCCCTGCGTTCTGTGGGGCGGGGTGGGTTGGTAGGTATATAATGTACTTTGTGTTCATTGATGTAAAGTACTTTAAGTACATTTTGTGTGTAAAAAAATGAGATGGGATAAAGTGAAGCACAAACCCGGAGGGGGACGCTACCGGATTTATGCTGGTTTAAGAGGCTTTTTGTTTTTCTTTCGTGCTAGCTCTTCGTAAATTGCATTGTACTTCTGTTTTTTCTCCTCAAGAGTTTTTAAAAGTTCATCTGTCTCACTGTCAGGGAGCTCGTCCAGAAGGTCAATGATGATTTTTTGTCTTGGATTTAACTCCTGATAGAAACGTACCTGTCCACTTTCTTCTGTATCCTCTCCCAAAAGATAGGTTGGTGTTGTTCCAATGAGTGTTGCTAATTCCCTTAATTTCTCTCGGCGAGGAATTGTTTCGCCATTAAACCATTTGCTAACCGCTTTTGGTGTTAATTTCATTCGACGGGCAATTTCTGCCTGCCTTCCATGTTGTTCATAACCAGCGTTTTCACAGGCTAGCGCAAGCCTACTGGCGAACTCTTTACGCGCTTTATCTTCATGAACCATAAGTTCAATGATATTCGCTCTTGAATGTACTGTCAGTTCTGTTATAGCATGTACTCAAAGTTCACATTGTGAGGGTGATATGAACCAGAAAACACTTGAAGATGTAATCAAAACTGTTCGCGTTTCTGTTGTGGCCGACGTTTGTGGTGTCAGCCAAAGAGCAATCTACAAATGGATGGATAACGGAAAATTGCCTCGCACAGAATATACCGGCGAAACAAATTACGCTGAAAAAATCGCTCATGCATCAAACGGATTATTTTCTGCTGATGTAATTTTAACTATTGGCAGAAATAAAACTACTACGAAAAAGCTGATGGGAGTTGATTCATGAAAATCAAGCATGAGCACATCGAGTCAGTGTTGTTAGCCCTGGCAGCCGAAAAAGGGCAGGCATGGGTAGCCAATGCCATTACTGAAGAATATCTGCGCCAGGGGGGCGGCGAATTGCCCCTGGTACCAGGCAAGGACTGGAATAATCAGCAGAATATCTATCACCGTTGGTTGAAAGGTGAAACGAAAACGCAAAGAGAAAAAATTCAGAAGCTGATCCCAGCAATTCTGGCAATCCTTCCGCGCGAGCTGCGTCACCGACTCTGCATCTTCGATACCCTGGAACGCCGTGCATTACTGGCGGCGCAGGAAGCGTTAAGTACGGCAATTGATGCGCATGATGATGCAGTCCAAGCCGTTTACCGGAAAGCGCATTTCAGCGGCGGCGGGTCTTCCGACGATTCTGTCATTGTTCATTAAGCAAAAGTTTCCATGCTGTTTGTGCTTATTCTAAGCCACCGGGCAGCATCATACGGGGCAATTATGGCCGCATTACCATACATGCAACTGTACATAGCTGATTACCTGGCTGACACCATGCATTTGTCAGCAGAGGAGCATGGTGCGTATTTGTTGCTGATGTTCAATTACTGGCAAACAGGAAAGCCAATACCTAAAAACAGGCTGGCAAAAATTGCCCGTCTGACTAACGAGCGATGGGCTGATGTTGAACCATCCTTGCAGGAGTTTTTTTGCGATAACGGCGAGGAATGGGTGCATCTTCGGATTGAGGAAGATCTGGCATCAGTCAGGGAAAAATTAACCAAAAAATCAGCCGCAGGAAAAGCATCTGTTCAGGCCAGAAGAAGCAGAAAGGAAGCAGATGTTCAAACAAAACAAGAGAGAAATTTAACAGGTGTTCAAACAGATGTTGAAGTGGTGTTTGAACATGATGTCAACACAAAGGCAACTAATAAAGATACTGAACCGCCCCGGGTTTCCTGGAGAGTATTTTATCTGTGAACTCAGGCTGCCAGATCATTATTTCCGATGGAAGCATAATAAGCTTTTTCTGCTTCTGCCGGAGGAATATGGCCCAGCCTTTCCAGCAATCGTCGATTGTTATACCAGTCCACCCACGTTAGTGTGGCCAGTTCCACTTCTGTCCGGTTTTTCCAGCTATTACGGTGTATTACCTCCGCTTTGTAAAGACCATTGATGCTCTCAGCCATCGCGTTGTCATACGAGTCGCCAGTACTCCCTGTTGATGCCAGTAATCCGGCTTCCTTAAGCCGCTGCGTGTAGGCCAGCGATACATACTGAGAACCTTTATCACTGTGATGGATTGTGCCGGACGGCCGACGGGCCCACAACGCCTGCTCCAGTGCATCCAGCACGAATGTTGTTTCCATGGATGATGAGACCTGCCATCCCACGATGTATCCGGCGAACACATCAATGATGAACGCCACATAAACGAAGCCCTGCCATGTGCTTACCCAGGTAAAATCAGCCACCCACAACTGGTCTGGACGTTCTGCCACGAACTGACGGTTTACGCGGTCGCATGCGGCAACGGCTTTCCGGCTGACGGTAGTGCGGACCTTTTTACCCCGGAGAACACCGGCAAGTCCCATAACTGCCATGAGACGTGCCACAGTGCATCTGGCCACTCTGATACCTTCCCGTAACAACTGACGCCAGACTTTACGCACACCGTATACCTGGTGATTTTCATCGTATACGCGCTGTATCTCTTTCTTCAGCCAGTCATCGTGCTGCGCACGGGCACTGCGTTTATCCGGATGATGTCGCTGTTGCTGACAATGGTAATACGTTGACGGGGCAATATGCAGTTCGCTGCATACCGGTCCGACCCCGTACTGCTCACGCAGCTTATCCAGCAGTGGCATCATTTTTCCAGAGGCGGTCGAACTCCGCCTTCGCAAAATAAGCGGAAGCCTGGCGAAGGATATCGTTACTGCGGCGCAGTTCACGATTTTCACGTTCCAGCTCTTTCAGACGCTGACGTTCAGCACTGGTGAGCCCACCATCACCGCCCCCGGTATCCCGCTCATGCTGGCGAACCCAGACACGCAGAGTCTCCGGCGTACAGCCAATCTTTGGGGCAATGGAACAAATTGCCGCCCACTGTGAGTCATATTCATCCTGACTTTCCAGAACCATACGAATCGCCCGCTGACGGACTTCGGGGGAAAAACGAGTATTTTTAGTCATCCTGTTTACCTCTTTCTCAGGGAGTTTAGTCTCCAGGATTTCCGGGGCGGTTCATACAGATAAAGATCTAAAAACAGATCCCCCCCTAAATCCCCCCCGGGGGAATCGAGGTGTCAAAAAGTTTGACCCTCTGGATATTGCTTTGCCGAACTGGATTTCTGTCTCGCTTTGGCGTGAGTGGGTTGAATTTCGCCAGGCATTGCGAAAACCGATTCGAACGGAGCAGGGCGCTAACGGGGCGATACGGGAGCTGGAAAAATTCCGCCAGCAGGGTTTTTCACCTGAGCAGGTGATTCGACACAGCATCGCCAATGAATACCAGGGCTTGTTCGCGCCGAAAGGTGTTCGACCTGAGACGTTACTCCGACAGGTTAACACCGTCTCGTTACCGGATAGTGCGATCCCGCCAGGCTTCAGGGGGTAACTGACCATGAAAAATATTGCGACAGGCGACGTTCTTGAACGTATCCGCAGACTGGCCCCGTCACATGTAACCGCGCCATTCAAGACGGTAGCGGAGTGGCGCGAGTGGCAACTTTCCGAAGGCCAGAAACGTTGTGAGGAGATCAACCGTCAGAATCGTCAGTTGCGGGTGGAAAAAATTCTGAATCGCTCTGGCATCCAGCCATTGCACCGCAAATGCTCGTTTTCGAATTACCAGGTGCAGAACGAAGCGCAGCGATACGCGTTGAGTCAGGCGAAATCCATCGCTGATGAACTGATGACCGGGTGTACAAATTTTGCGTTCAGCGGAAAACCTGGTACCGGGAAGAACCACTTAGCGGCAGCTATCGGGAATCGCCTGCTGAAAGACGGTCAGACAGTGATTGTGGTTACCGTGGCTGATGTTATGAGTGCCCTGCACGCCAGCTATGACGATGGGCAGTCAGGCGAAAAATTTTTGCGGGAACTATGCGAAGTGGATCTGCTGGTTCTTGATGAAATTGGCATTCAGCGCGAGACGAAAAACGAGCAGGTGGTGCTGCACCAGATTGTTGATCGCCGGACAGCGTCGATGCGCAGCGTGGGGATGCTGACAAACCTGAACTATGAGGCCATGAAAACATTGCTCGGCGAGCGGATTATGGATCGCATGACCATGAACGGCGGGCGATGGGTGAATTTTAACTGGGAGAGCTGGCGTCCGAATGTCGTCCAGCCAGGAATTGAGAAGTAATTTTTACCGGGAGGAAATTTTTATGGAGACTGTTTTTGACGCACTGAAAGCAATGGGAAAAGCCACATCCATAGAACTTGCTGCGCGACTTGATATCAGTCGTGAAGAAGTGCTGAACGAACTATGGGAACTGAAAAAAGCTGGTTTCGTTGATAAAAGCGCGTACACCTGGCGTGTGGCTGATAACAACGTTCAGCAGGAACAGCCAATGCAGGCAGAACTGCCGGAAGAAACCACCACGGCAACAGAAGCGAAAATCTCAGAGTGCGATTTAACCGCGACGATTGAACAACGCGGACCACAAACGGCGGATGAACTGGCTACGCTGTTCGGTACAACATCCCGCAAAGTTGCTTCAACGCTGGCAATGGCAATCAGCAAAGGTCGTCTGATTCGCGTAAACCAGAACGGTAAAATTCGTTACTGCATACCAGGTGATAATTTACCAGCAGAGCCGAAAGTTGAATCGGTAGCGGAAACTGATGGTAAAGCCTTTCCTCAGCCAGCCGGTGTTGCGTTACCAGTACAGGAAGCGGCAACACAGGAAGATATTAAAACAGAAACTGTGGCGGACATTGTGCAGTCGCTGCCATCGTTTACTGAAACGCAAGCGGATGACCTAGTTTTACCATCGCTGCATATGGCAAACCGCGAACTGCGTCGGGCGAAAAATCATGTCCAGAAGTGGGAGCGAGTCTGCGCCGCGCTGCGGGAGCTGAACAAGCACCGGGATATTGTCCGACAGATTGTCGATTCCTCCAGTCGTATTGTGTCGGAAAAGTGATTGCCGGAGGCGCTTATGGCAAAAGTTTTTACACAGGAAGAGCGTGAAAAAATTAAGGAGCAGGTTGTTGAGTTGGTACGCCAGAGTGGGCGCGAGACGTTAAGGCAACTGGAGGCCAAGACAGGTGCGACAAGATATCTGATGAGCATTCTTGCCAGAGAGTTGGTTGCCAGTGGCGATGTATACAACTCTGGCTATGGGTTATTCCCGTCTGAACAGGCTCGTAAGGATTGGAAAAACGCCCGCAAAAAACTATCCAGGGCAAAGGTGAAAAAAACGGTTGTGGTTGATCCTGACCTTATCTGGTCATTACCAGACGGAGAAATACGCCGCTATGACAGGCGTCAGAACATAATTTGTCGTGAGAGCAGGAGGAGCGAAGTTATGCAGCGTGTGCTGGCGTTCTATCGGGGAAACTTTCAGGAGGTGATGGAGTGAGGGTGAGAGTTTATATTGCCGGTCCAATGACGGGATATGAAAATTTCAACCGTGAGGCATTTCACAAGGTGGAAGAGGAACTGAAACGGGAAGGGCATACCGTCTTAAACCCGGCAGTACTTCCGGACGGGCTGACACAGCCGCACTACATGGATATTTGCATGGCAATGATTCGTTGTGTGGATGCGATTTACATGCTGAATGGCTGGCAGCGGTCAGCGGGCGCTAAGGCAGAGCTGGCACTGGCGGAGAAACTGGGGCATGCGGTGATTTATCAGGAGGTGGCTCAATGAGAGAGGTTAACTATGAGGCGCTTCGTGAGGCAGCACAAAACTATCAGTCGACGCTGGCGTGGTATCAGGCTACCCCGGACAGCCCAAATGCTGAACGGGATTGTGATGCGGCTCTTGCTGCGTTTAAGCGTCATATCCGTCATCGGGAAGCGGATATTATCGCTGGTTTGCTGGATGGACTGGAAGAAGCAAAATCACAACTCAACGAGCAGCGTGAGTATTACGAAGGCGTTATCTCTGATGGGAGCAAGCGTATTGCTGAACTGGATGCGCGGGAAGTTCAATTACCGACTCGCTACGACCTTCGATATGGACACCCGATAAATGCAGATGAGCGACATGTCATGATACCTAAAGAAAATGGCAGTTGGCTTTACCTGATTGACCTAGAACACGCATTACGCGTCGCTGGCATTCGCATCAAAGGAGAGGAGCATGGAAATAAAACCAGAGGATGAGTTAAGCAATATCGTTTTATTTCCGGTAAAAGAGGATGACCCTCGTAATCAGGTTAATTTTCTTTATGAGCCATCGGAAAGACCATATTGTCATCACGCCTCTGTCCGGGTTGACGAAAAAGAGCGTCAGGTCCGCTGTAAAATCTGCGGTGCAGTTGTGGAGCCATTTGACTGGATGCTCTCTGTGGCGAAAAGAGAAACTAGGCTGGCAGATGATGTAAAGCTATTGCGCCAGGAGGAACAGGAAAGGCGGAAAAATATAGAAAAGTTAATTCAGATTGAGCGTAACGCGAAAGCGCGGATACGCAGGGTGACAAAATCCAGAACTGAATAAATAAATTTAGCGCTGTAAATAAAATCTAATCCTTAACTGGAGGTATATTTATGTTAAATACACAGAAAGCCATTAATGCGGAAAAATATAACGAGTGGGCAAGAAAATTCTCTGAGCAGATTTTTAAAATTACTGGCGATGAGAATGCGGCAAAAAATGAATTAGAACCGTGGACGCCTGAAGGAGCCGACCCAAATTATTGCTGGAGGGAGGTTGATCCAGTTGATGCTGCAAATGAAGCTATGAGTTATCACAACGATTAATGTCAGGAGGCCGCCCGAAAGGGCGGTAATGAATGGTCACATTATTTAGAAAAAATATCCGCGAAAGAGTAGAACAACAGAATTTCTGTTTCTCATTCTGTTTATCGTGTTGATGATACCGATATCCCCGTTAATCCTAGTCTGGATAATCGGAAAAATAATTGAGCCAGTTATTGAATTGTATAACGACGTGGTATGGGCGTCATTCAACACACTGCACAATAAAATTAATCCGTATAAGGAAAACTGATATGGCAACTTTGACAAAAAAAGAACGGGCATGGTTGAACGAATTACAGGAAGTTCTTGATCGCTGTCCATCACCGAAAAAAATTGGCTTTTACACCATTGGCGATAAAAGCATTTACCTGTATGACCTACGCCGCATGGATGAAATCATGGAGGCTCTTGATAATCGTTCGTCGATGGATTGGTGTGTTGCTGTTCATGATATGAATGCAGGGTTTGATGAAAAGATTTTGTTCCCCTCATCAGTTGAAAGCACTGCGGGTTAAGGAGTAACACATGACCACTATTACCAAAGAACGTATTGAATTGTTCATTAAAAATCCGCTTGAAAACGGGCTTACCCGTGGTGAACAAATGGAACTGGCACGGATTGCGCTGGCATCGCTGGAAGCAGAGCCGGTGGCAAAGATTATAGCTCATTACCCATTAGGGGTTGACGTAGGCAAACAAAAATTTGTACAGGCCATTAGAGAGCTTCCTGACTTTGGCGGATATCTATTTGCCGCCCCTCCAGCGCCGATAGTGCCGGAAGAAATGTATTGGCAGGATGCGCCAGTTGAAGGCAGCAGCAAAGCGGCTGCATACGCTACAGGCTGGAACGATTGCCGCGAAGCCATGTTTCAGTCCGGAAACTTTCGGGAAAATAAAGATTCGTCAACCAATAATTTTCGGAAAATCCCGGAAGCGTCAACCAGCTCTCCGGTAACTCCGGCTCTTCTGCCTGGTGGTTTCACCATTGAGGAGGCGAAGGAATTACATGAAGACCTGGCACGCAGCCACATAAGCAAGGCCTTAAGTGGCGAAAAGATGAAAAAGAAAGATCGCGATGCTGATTTGCGCTGGATTCATGGCGTTATAGTTCAGGCAGCGTGGTTTGTAAAAGCATCACTGGAGCAGAATGCACTATCGGGCAACTATCCGGTAACTCCGGATAGTTGGATAAGCTGTAGTGAGCGAATGCCGGATACCAAAACAGCCGTTCTTGTTGCCAGGGATTTTGGCAGGAAAGGTGACTGGCGAATGAAATGGGCGACTTACATCCCGGGGCATCCTGACGCTAATGATGGGTGGATAATACCTGGTGCGTCGTGGTTACCATCACACTGGATGCCTCTACCAGAACCGCCGCAGGAGGTGCGCCAATGAACTGGCCTGAAGCATTTGCAATTACAGGCGTTGCTATGGCTATCGCTTTTTTAGTATATGTTATTTGTCGGTGAGGGTAAAAACGTTCGCCGGGATTAACACCAAAGGAGGGAATATGTCGGATGATATATCACTGGCAATGGAAGGTGCGCTGGCTGTTGTTGCTGTTGTGGGCGTTTACTGCCTGGTTGTGTTTTTGATGGATCGACTAGGGAACTGAATTCATTACGATATGGGAATTCCCATATCGGGTAAAAACGGTTTGCGGGAAAAGGAGAGTTAAGTAGAATTGCTGCGGGTGCTTGAGGCTATCTGTCTCAGGCATGAACACCAAAAGGCAGATAGAGAAAAGCCCCAGTTAACATTACGCGTCCTGCAAGACGCTTAACATTAATCTGAGGCCCAATCTATGTCTCACAAATGTAGGTTAGCCTCTTACGTGCCGAAAGGCAAGGAGAAGCAGGCTATGAAGCAGCAAAAGGCGATGTTAATCGCCCTGATCGTCATCTGTTTAACCGTCATAGTGACGGCACTGGTAACGAGGAAAGACCTCTGCGAGGTACGAATCCGAACCGGCCAGACGGAGGTCGCTGTCTTCACAGCTTACGAACCTGAGGAGTAAGAGACCCGGCGGGGGAGAAATCCCTCGCCACCGCTGATGTGTCAGGCATCCTCAACGCACCCGCACTTAACCCGCTTCGGCGGGTTTTGTTTTTTCTGGTCGTTCTGGTTTACAATCCATCCGTCAGCCTGAACAACTGGCACCTGCTGCGCCAGCAGAGAAAACAGATGGCGCACGATACCAAATTTTACAATTCGGATAACTCTGCGCCCCTGCCAGCAGGCACGGGCGGCGTTCCCGCACTTTCAAATCTGACTGGTTCCACGCACCCCCCATGCACTGAAGAACAGGCCGAGTGGCTAATTCAGTGCTACCGCAGACACGGATACGAGATTAAGAAAGCCCTCAGCCTCGATTATCGTCACTGGATAATCTCCGTCAGGCTTCCTTACTCCGAACGACCACCGCGTCCGTCCCGCACATTCCAGCAACGCATCTGGAGGTAACGTGCGGGTATTACTTCGACCTGTTCTGGTACCGGAACTCGGGCTGGTGATCGTTAAGCCGGGCCGTGAATCCATGCCGGTATTCCACAATACCCGGGTACTGGTGGAGCCGGAACCGAAAAGCATGCGTAATCTGCCGTCCGGGTCGTTCCTGCCGTTCGCCAGCCGCTGGCGGAGGATAAATCATTACTGCCATTTTTCAGCGACGAACGAGTGATTCGTGCTGCTGGTGGCGCTGGCGCATTGTCTGACTGGTTACTGCGCCATGTTAAATCCTGCCAGTGGCCACACGGTGATTATCACCACAGTGAAACCGTTATTCACAGTTACGGTGCTGGCGCAATGGTGTTGTGCTGGCACTGCGACAACCAGCTGCGCGACCAGACCTCCGAATCACTTGAGCAACTTACTCAACAAAATCTGACAGCCTGGATGATTGACGTCATACGCCATGTAATGAATGGCACGCAGGAGCGGGAATTATCGCTGGCTGAATTATCCTGGTGGGCAGTCTGCAATCAGGTGGTGGACGCATTACCTGAGGCAGTATCGCGTCGCTCTCTGGGATTACCGGCGGAAAAAATCCGCTCCGTATACCGTGAAAGCGACATCATACCGGGAGAACAGACCGCCACCAGCATACTGAAGCAGCGCACAAAAAATATTGCGCTACCGCCTCACACCCACCAGCAACAGAACCCACCACAGGAAAAGACGGTGGTCAGCATTGCCGTTGATCCGGAGTCTCCGGAATCCTTCATGAAACGACCTAAACGTCGCCGCTGGGTAAATGAGAAATACACACGCTGGGTAAAGACACAGCCGTGTGCGTGTTGTGGTAAGCCAGCGGACGATCCTCATCATCTGATTGGTCATGGTCAGGGTGGAATGGGAACAAAATCCCACGATATTTTCACGCTACCGCTGTGTCGGGAGCATCACAACGAGCTTCAGTGCGGATCCGCTGGCGTTCGAAGAAAAGCATGGTTCCCAGGTTGATTTAATTTTTCGTTTTCTTGATCACGCCTTTGCAACCGGCGTGCTCGGGTAAAAGAGGTTACTGATGCGTATAGAGTTTGTTTTGCTTTACCCGCCGACGGTGAACACCTACTGGCGACGTCGTGGCAGCACATATTTTGTATCAAAAGCCGGTGAGCGTTATCGCCGGGCTGTGGCGCTTATTGTTCGCCAGCAGCGGCTGAAATTAAGCCTGTCCGGAAGGCTGGCGATAAAGATTATTGCCGAGCCACCGGATAAGCGCCGCCGTGACCTGGACAATATTCTGAAAGCGCCGCTGGATGCGCTGACGCATGCGGGAGTGTTAATGGACGATGAGCAGTTAGATGAAATCAATATCGTTCGTGGTCAGCCAGTATCTGGTGGACGTCTGGGGGTGAAGATTTACCCCATAATGCTTGAAGGGCTGGTCAAAAAATGAAACTGGAAGATTTACCGAAATACTACTCCCCAAAATCCCCCGGCCTGACTGATGCATCGGCCTCAACGTCGAAAGATACGCTGAGTATCACTGATGTGATGGCCGCGCAGGGCATGACACAGAATTGGGCTGAGATGGGGTTTTCTGCGTTCCTTGGGAAAATGGGCATTAGTATGAATGACAGAGAGCGGGCAACAGAATTGCTGACAGAATATGCACTCAGTCGGTGTGATCGCGTGGCGGCGTTAAGAAAACTCCCGGCAGAAATAAAACCGGCAGTGATGCGTATTATGGCTTCGTATGCGTTTGAAGATTATGCCCGTAGCGCGGCGAGCAAAAAACAGTGCCCCTGTTGTCACGGAAAAAAATTTATTGAAAGCGAGGTTTTTACAAACAAGATCCAGTATCCGGATGGTAAGCCGCCAGTGTGGGCAAAGTGCACAAAGGCGTGTATCCGTCTTACTGGGAGGAATGGAAAAAGTCAGGGAGGTGGTAAAAGTTGCCTGTCCGGAGTGTGGAGGGAAGGGGGAGGTTTCCACCGCCTGTAAAGATTGTCGTGGGCGCGGTGTTGCCATTCATCGTGAAGAGTCGGTAAAACGTGGTATGCCTGTTATCAGAGACTGCCAGCGTTGTGGTGGTCGTGGCTATGAAAGATTACCTTCAACGGAGGCATTTAATGCCATATGTAATGTAACCGATGCCATATCTCTTGATACATGGAAAAAAACAGTTAAACGTTTTTACGATACGCTGGTGGTGCAGTTTGATATTGAAGAAGCATGGGCAGAACAACAACTGAAAAAGGTGACCAGATAGCTTTGTTGATTTTTCCCGAATCTGTGGTAAATTTGCCCTAACGATGGGCGTTTTATGCCTGACGTTAGAAGATTTTTACACCCGTCGCCAGGCGGGTTTTTTATGACTGAAATCACGCCAGTACAGTAAACGCGCTGGTGGTTGTGAATACCGGTCTTTCAGCTTGCTGGCTTTTTCGACAAGAGTTATTGGTGTGTCACGTTAACCGGAAAAAGGAAAGTTTGAGAAACGCGATCTGGCACAGGCGGTTATTAATGCTGCCTACCTGGTGGCCTGTGCAGATGGTGAATGTGAGGCTTCCTAGAAAGCGAAGATCGAACAGGTACTGCGTAATCAGCCTGCGCTGTCCGCGTTTACGTCAGAAATTAATGCGATTAGCGCAACCATTATCGGTCAGCTGGATACGAACTTTAAAATTGGTCGTCGTGCGGCGTTACGTGAGATCGAGGATGTGAAACACGATACGCGTGAAGCGGAAGATGTGCTGGATGTGGCGGTGGCCATTGCGGAGGCAGACGGCGAGATTGAGCCGGAAGAGCGCAAGGTGCTGGAAGAGATTGCCGGTGTTCTGGGTCTTCGTCTGGAGAATCACCAGTGACGGTAAAACTGCGCCTGGCTGTGGCTGCACTCCTGCTGTTTCTGGTGGTGATGGTGGATTTCACCAGCAGAATCATGTCGGTGCTGGCGGATGGGGTGCTGGTCTGCGGCATTGTGGTATTGCTGTGGCCGGTGATAAAAGAACAGCCTGCATAATGCTTGATTTTTTTGTTTACTGTTTATTAAAAATACTACTGCATGGTGAATCCCCCTGTGCGGAGGGGCAATCAGCAACCAGGTATATGTGATAATCGCGGATTCAGGTGCTGATACTGAATTCACCGGGAGGCACCCGGCACCATGCAAGAAAAAGAATGTGCATGCAAACATGCCCCTCTCCGGAGGGGCTTTTTTATGGGTAAAAAATGCCCGAATGGGTTCGGGCAATAGCATGAGATACTGATATTGTTGTGTTGTTATCGTGTGGATTTTAACCAGGGTTTATCAGGCTGCGCAACTGCGTGGCCTTTTTTCATTTCTTGGGCTGTAGTCCCCGTGTGTCATTCAGGCTTCCGGACTACAGCCCACTCCATATCTGATTTAATACACTATCCCGCCGGGAGGAATAATGACATTTAAACATTATGATGTTGTCAGGGCGGCGTCGCCGTCAGACCTTGCGGAAAAGCTGACACACAAACTGAAAGAGGGCTGGCAGCCGTTTGGGAGTCCGGTGGCCATAACCCCTTATACCCTGATGCAGGCGATTACAGCAGAAGGTGATGTGGTGGTCAGTGGTGCAACTGAGCCGGAGTGGTACTACGTCATCGTACTGGCCGGGCAGTCCAATGCCATGGCTTACGGTGAAGGGCTTCCGCTGCCGGATTCATACGATGCTCCGGATCCGCGCATTAAACAGCTGGCGCGCCGCAGTACAGTGACGCCGGGTGGGGCTGCCTGCAGATATAACGATATTATTCCGGCCGACCACTGCCTGCATGATGTGCAGGATATGAGTACGCTGAATCATCCGAAGGCAGACCTGAGCAAAGGGCAGTACGGCTGTGTCGGCCAGGGGTTACATATTGCCAAAAAACTGCTCCCGTATATCCCGAATAACGCGGGGATCCTGCTGGTACCATGCTGTCGTGGTGGTTCGGCATTCACCCAGGGCGCGGAGGGGACATTCAGTGCGGACACGGGGGCCAGCCAGGATTCGGCACGCTGGGGTGTGGGTAAACCGTTATATCAGGACCTGATTGTGCGCACTAAAGCTGCATTACAGAAGAACCCGAAAAATGTGTTGCTGGCGGTGTGCTGGATGCAGGGAGAGTTTGACATGAGCGCCGCCACCCACGCACAGCAACCTGCGCTGTTTACAGCCATGCTGACACAGTTTCGTGCTGACCTCTCCGTGTTTAACGCGCAGTGCCATGGTGGCAGTGCTGCAGATGTGCCGTGGATTTGTGGTGACACGACGTATTACTGGAAAAATACATACGCTACCCAGTACGACACCGTGTACGGCGGGTATAAAAACAGGGAGAGTGAGGGCGTTTATTTTGTGCCCTTCATGACAGACGGTAACGGTGTCAATACCGCCACTAACGCGCCGGCAGAAGATCCGGATATTCCGGCATCAGGATATTACGGTGCGGCATCGAGAACGAATGGAAACCAGGTATCATCAAACCGCCCGACACATTTCAGTTCATGGGCGCGCAGGAGCATTATTCCGGATCGTCTGGCAACCGCTATTCTGAACGCAGCCGGGCGCACCTCCGCCTTCATCAGTGGTAAGGCACCGGAAATCAAACCCTCGCCCGGCGGCAACACGCCATCGGGTCCGTCTGCAGATACGTCCGTTCGCACAATCTCCCTGCTGCCGGCAGCCGGAGAGGCTGCTGCGCAGGGCTGGAGCATTAAGGATGGCGGAATTCAGTTGTCAGATGGTGTATTTAAGATCACCAAGCAGAGCAATAAAACCTGGTCCCTGACGCATCCGGTGGATGACGCAATTACCCTGCTGACACAGGGCGGCAGACTGACCTGTAAGTTCCGCCTGTCAGGCGCACTGACCAACAATCAGTTCGGGCTGGGGATTTATCTGTATACGGATGCTCCCGTTCCTGATGGTGTGGCGATGACGGGTACCGGTAATCCGTTCCTGATGTCGTACTTCACTCAGACCACTGACGGCAGAGTGAATCTGATGCATCACAGGAAAGCCGGAAACACGAAGCTGGGGGAGTTCGGCGATTACGGTAACGACTGGCAGACGCTGGAGCTGGTGTTCACCGCCGGCAGTGCCACGGTTACTCCGAAACTGAATGGAGTGGCTGGCCCGGCATTCCAGGTTATAAAAGACAGTCTGACACTGGGACTGAATGCGCTGACGCTGACGGATGTTACAAAAAATGCAGCGTATGGCGTTGAGATAGAAAGTCTGATGCTGGAGATAAATGCACCGGCAGCATATAAAAAAAGCCAGCGACTGACCTGAAAAAGAAGACGCTGGCTAAAAGGCCTTATATGTTTGTAGAGACTTATTTTTCACAGACAGCAATGATGCCTGTCAATATATTATCAATATGCGGATTGTTTCAGTTACAGATGCCTTATTAGGAAAAAACAGCCAGCACTGACTTTCGGTGGAGAGGTGCTGGCTCAAAAGGATAGATGTACTTCACATGTTGCTTCTATATGGCAGTACATTTTCTGACAGACAGTGACGGATGTTGTCAAGATATTGTGTCATTTATAACCTGAATCAGGGGAGGCCGGAATGTTATCTGGCATTTTTAGCAGAGCCTGAATGCCATAATCACGGCTCCCGGCGTTGGCCGTCAGTGGGTGACACTGGCGGCTTTTTTGTTTTTCTTTACTTTCATTTTCTGTCGGCGGTGACGGAGACATACATCAGATGGAAAAAATCACAACAGGTGTGTCATACACCACGTCAGCGGTGGGGACGGGATACTGGTT